GTAGTATACGGCTCTTTCTTGCCGTCCATGTAAACCAATTCCATTAGTTCGCTCCTTTCTAATAGTCTTCTAAAAGCCACTCTATCACACTTTCGTAAATGCGTTTAGGTGCATCGTAGTTGCCAGCTTCAATCTTTACTAGAGTGGGAGGTGTAATTTTCAGCCTCTTGGCTAACTGAACTTTCCCTAACTGAAGTTCTCCTCGTTTTCGACGAACTTTTTTCGCATGTTCTATAGTTAACAACATTATCAACTCACTCCTTTCTAAAAAATCTTTATTTTGACGAAAGTTTTTTCATCACATTTTGAATTATAAACGAATTTTTTTTCGTTGTCAAGCGATAAATGAAATTTTTTTCGTCTATGATTTTATTTTTTCTCTCTACTATGTTATACTCTAGATAAACGTATAAGAGGATAACTAATGGAAAAACAAACACCTAAAAATAATCTAAAAAAACTTAGAATAGAAAAAGGATTCTCCCAAAAAGAATTTTACGAAGATATTATAAAAAAAGAACTAGGTTTGGATATTACTTTACGAACTTATCAAAATTGGGAAAATTCAAGTAATGAAATCAAATCAAAACCTGCTCTACTACTTGCTGAATATTTCAGGGTAAATGTTGGATATCTTTTAGGGGACGACGAAAGAAGAACTAACTATCTGTCTTCGACTATAGAGAAATATGGAGATAACATGGATTCCCCTGCGGACTTCGCAGGATATGGTTTATTAGCGCTAACTCGTGGTGAAAAAGTAAGAGATACTGTGATTGAAAACCTTAGAGAAATCACCGATTATTATGGTCATAAAAGGTTTTCTAAGGAAGAGTTTAAAAATTGGAGTCAAGAGAAAAAAGACTTTATGATAAAAGAAATGCAAGACTATGCTGATACAAATATCGGAAGATTTCTTGCAGGCCTAATGACATTTCCTGATAAAACTAAAATTACTATTATCGATTTCTTGTCCCTAGATAAGAGCGATAGAGAAGCACTTAGTACAATAATTTCCTCATTAGCTGATAATCCTGTTCTTCATAAAGATTATGATGACTAATATAAAATTACTAGACACTATATAAGTCCCATAATCGCTTTATTTTCTTATCTGGTACATTTTTACAGTCCATCCTCTTAAAATCGAAAATAGAGAGGTTCTTGTAGCTCCTCGCATGGAAGTTTTTGACACTGTAAAACAAGAAGGTAGTTTTTCCACTGCTTCTGGAGCAAATGGACTACACTACGTTGTCCTTCAGGTAACTTTGAAAGAAAAGTTTTTCGGCACTGGATCAGGAAACCTTACAGAATTAGAAGATGTTATCAATAAACAAGCTTCAAAAGGTTATCGCCTACATACCATCACAACCGCCAATGGTGGAAGCAAAGGACTAGGCGGTGGAGACCGTATCCAGGCTACAATGGTATTTGAGAAGATTATATAAACCAGACTACTAACCCTAAAAGGGGAATGGTTTCTATCGGAAATTTTAAAAATTTTTTAACTAAAATACTTGACAAGATATAAAAAAGCCCTTATAATTAACATAATCGATGAATAGATGCGCTTAGCATCACACCAAAAGGGCTTCACTTTGTGAGGCCCTTTTGCGTTGTAGAAAGAGAAAATAATGAAACCTTTTGCAGATGAAACAAAACAGATAGATATTTTAAAGTCTAGGAAGCTAGATTTTCTGGATGAAAACAAAGCGAAAAGAGTATTGAAGCGCTACGGTTATTACGAAGTCGTAAATGGATACAAAATGTTTTTGTTAGAAGAAGATTGCACGAAAGAACGGTATAAATCAGGAGCTACTTTTGAGCATCTAACATCTCTATATGAACTTGATAAAAGTATTAGAAATGGTGTTATACAAGCTTCATTAGAAATCGAATTATCACTAAGAACTGCCATAGCTTATACACTTGCTGAAGACTTCGGCGTAGAAGAACGTCAGTATTTACACTATCAAAATTTTAGACAAGGAGACACTACCTGGAGCAATGGTCACCCAACTAATGAGCGTGCTATACTTCTTGACAAACTAAATCATATTTTAACTAGGAATATAGAGCCTTTAAACCATTACAGAAGCAATCATGGTCATATTCCACCTTGGATTTTATTAAAAGAGACTACTTTTGGAAATCTAAAATATATCTTCAAACTCCTGAAAGGCCCTCAAAAAGATAAAGTCATTTCAATTTGTTATGGCATAGATATTTCAGATGTAACAGATGATTTCAAAGCTCTCTTCAAGGATACTCTTTCTGTTGTAAATAGTTTTAGAAATAGATCTGCTCATAGCGGAAGAATATTCAATTTTAAGTCAACTATCCATAAAATAGGCTATAACAATACCTTTCACAATGAAATAAAGATAACACCTGCTCAGTATCGTAGGGGATTGGGACAAAGTGACCTCTATACATTATCAAAAATATTAAGTTATTTTGATAATGAAACGGCTAAAATAAATCTAGATTTTTATATCTCATATCCGATAAAAAAACATTGTGAAAATTATCAAGAGGATCTAGAATTATTAGCAAATGAAATGAACTACCCTTTAGATGAATTAAAACAAGAACTAAAGGAATAACAAAACCTGTCAATGTGTTTCAAACCTTTTTTAGAAACACTTGTAAAAATTTCTAAAAAGTGATATTATATTTCTTAATCGTAAAAGAAACCCTTTTGGGTTACACTGCTCTATGCCTGTATCTCTATATAGGTCAGGGTTACAACAAGAAAATAAGTGTATCAGCTTTTTAGTTGATACACTTTTTCTATTCCCCATATAAGCCCCATATCCACCTTGTTTCCTATTCTGGTACCATTTTGCCGTCTGACTGCTTAAAATCAAAAATAGGGGCATTCTCGTAGCTCCTCGCATGGTATAAACTCAAAACCTTTTCTAATTGCTTGCCTGCTGATGGAAAAAGGAGTAAAACCATGAAGATTACACAACACACGAAAAAAGACGGATCAGCAGTCTACCGCTCCAGTATCTATCTTGGTATCGATTCTGTAACTGGTAAGAAGGTCAAGACTACTATATCAGCACGAACAAAGAAAGAACTCAAAAACAAGGCCACCCAGGCTAAGGTAGAATTTGAGAAAAACGGCTCTACACGGAAGCAACGCTCACATATAACAACCTATAGCGAACTCGTGGACTTGTTTTGGCAAACCTACCAGCATACCATAAAGACTAATACGCAGATAAAGATAAAAGGTTGCTTAAATAATTACCTCTTGCCCTCATTTGGTACTTACAAACTAGATAAACTTACTCCTGTTATTATCCAAACTCAGGTAAATAAGTGGGCGGATGAGTACAATCAGGACGGAACGGGGTATAAAGAATACAATCACCTTCACGCCTTAAATAAACGTATTCTACAGTATGGAGTTTCTATCCAGGCATTGGATAATAACCCTGCTCGTGATGTTGTCATTCCTAGAAAGATAACAAGAGATAAGCAAGAAATTAAATACTTTCAAGATCAGGAACTTAAAAACTTCCTCTCCTATCTCGATAACCTGGAGAATACCTTTATCAATTTCTATGATACTGTGCTTTATAAAACGCTCCTAGCTACTGGACTGCGCATCCGTGAATGTCTGGCCCTAGAATGGTCTGATATTGATCTGCAGAACGGAACAATCGATATTAACAAAACACTCAACATTTTAAACCAGGTAAACACTCCTAAGACAAAATCAAGCTATAGAGTTCTAGATATCGATCATAAAACAGTACTCATGCTTCGTCTCTACCGAGCAAGACAAGCAGAAAACGGTAGAAACATTGGCTTAACCTATGAGAAAGTATTCTCTGATAGCTTTGACAACTATGTCAATACTCGAAAGGTTGATTATCGCCTACATAAGCACTTAAAAAACGCTAACTGTACTGATTTAGGCTTTCATGCTTTCCGACACACTCACGCTAGTATCTTGCTTAATGCTGGCCTGCCATACAAGGAAATACAGACACGGCTTGGCCATGCAAAAATATCTGTAACTATGGATACTTACAGCCATTTATCAAAAGAAAACCAAAAAAGAGCAGTCTCATTCTTTGAAACTGCCCTCGAAAAAATAAAAAGTTCTTAAAAAAGTCCACAAAATAAAAAAAGCGATACATAAAACCCTTATGTATCAACGATTATAGAATGATTTCGGTATAATTGACTATTATACCGAAATTTTCTC